CACTGTGATAGTTGGGATAAAGTTTATGACAGAAAAGATCCTAATCATCCAGAGCACGGCAGAATTAGAAAACTATCTATGACTTGTCAATTAACAGATGGTTCAGAATATAAAGGTGGTGAGTTAGAATTTGATTTTAGAAACTACGATCCACATATGAGAGATGAAGATAAACATTTAAAAAGAGCAAAAGAGATTTTACCTAAAGGATCTATTATTGTGTTTCCTTCTTTTGTATGGCATAGAGTTAAACCCGTAACATCAGGCACAAGATATAGTCTTGTTGTTTGGCATTTAGGAAAACCATTTAAATAATATGTATATAAATAATTACTTTAACACAACTATTTGGTCTGAACAAAAACCAGAGTTTTTAAAATCTTTAACTAAAGCATCTAACA